AAGGAGTTGTCGCACTCGGTTTATACAATAATGCGGGAAAGTTGGTGGCGACAATCTTGAGTGTCCCTTTTTCCGGCACTGTAACTGAAATCTCCACCGGCACTCAGCTCAACTACGGCGCTATGCGTGTAATAGAGGGACTATGTATTGCGAAAGAATGGCGGGGCAAGGGTCTCGCCGGTTATATGATTGGAATGATGGATTGTTGGACATCGGTCAAGTTACCGGTGGCGCACTTGTGGTTAAGGGAGATGGCGACCGCGCCGATGATGAGTACGGCACTGCGCACAGATACTTACGCAATGGTGCGAACGAAAAGTCTGCTTGGTTCGGTAAGTTGCGAAAAATTAGAGTGGTCTCAGTTTGTAGACATCTGGGAACGTTCCTGCGGCAGTTGGTTACTCAACCAAGGTGAGGGAAACCCACTGCCACAAATTATCTCTCGTAAACCCGTTAATCGTAGTGAACATATAGATATATGGATTACGAAGAAACGACCTGACTCAGCGGCTGAACTTCGTAAAGTCGTTGCGGTAGTGAATACACGGCGACGTGCCATTCCAGGTGACGAACAGATTTTTGAGGTTGTCTGGTGCGGGTTTTTAGTTGGCGGTAGACTCAAACCGAACACCGGCACTCGTGGCTTTCGGCCAATGATAGAATCCATCGGTGTCGGTTACAAACATTCAATACTTTTCGCCTCCAGTGGATTTATGGGCGGTGAGGCACGGGCGGACTGGCCGGCGCCGTGGAAATACGGACGCAGTGGAGTTCACAGCTGGAATATTTACAATTACATGCCACCCGCATTCGGTAATTGTGAAATTATGGTGGTTCGCGATGAAATCTAAAGACGTACGCCATTAAATAACAAAAGATGTCTACTTATTTGGAAGACCGATTTACCTCGTTTATTCAGCGCGACGCTGTCAAAACGATTTTTGAATTAGGAAGCCGTGATTTAGAAGATGCCGTCAAACTCTACGATTACTATAAGTGCCCCGTTTACGCGTTTGAATGTAATGAAGATTGCTTGAAGGTTTGCCGTAAAACACAGGAGTCAATGACAGTGGCTCAAAAGGAGAATGTTCATCTAGTAGATTCGGCGGTCTGCGTCAAAAACGGCCCCGTGATATTTTATCCATTTGACCTCGCAAAATACGACAACATGGGGTCCTCGTCAATGCTCAAAATAGATTTCTCCAAACGCAGTCCAAACGACGGCGACTACAAACGGGAAAATCCACAGAAAGAGATAACGGTCCAAGGGGTGCGAATGGATACTTTTATGACGGATAAAAATATCAATTCCGTTGACCTACTTTGTATGGATCTTCAGGGATACGAATTGAACGCCCTACTCAGTTTTGGACAGAAGCTTGACAATGTTAGATACATAATCACCGAATGTCAAATTAATCAAACTTATACCGGTGGAGTAGAATGGAAGGATCTATACTCGTTTTTATATGTTCGTGGATTTGAATATATTGTCAGTGATAGATACGGCACAGCTATACCATTTGAACCTGAGAGCGGCGCCTTTACAGAATTCAATGCGTTATTTAAGAATACCAATCTTTAACTTTTATCTGCCCGATGAATAAGAGACTATGTCTGCGAAAACTTTAGAAAACTATGAAGCGGAAGTTTACGCAGAGATAAAAAATAATTACAATCGCGCGGTTCGTTCAGGAACTCCAAGGAACAAAGCGGCCAGAAATGCCAACTATCGTCGCACTACAGCAAAAGTTGTAGCAGCAAGACGTAAGTCAAAAAATAATAGTAAAAGACACGTAACTTGGAAGAATAACACGCCTAAATACCAAGAAGATTTAAAAGAGTCTATTAAAAAGGTTGATATTGCTTATAAAAATCATACTGCCGATTTTCAAGAAATGGTTAAAGCTGAAAAAGAGATAGAACCGAAATTAACTAGATTTACTCTTTGTTACTCTAAATCAAATCCTTATGTTGAATGTATGAATTCGGCGTATGAATTATCTTTAGCATATAACGAATATAGTAATAAAATTTCAAAACTAATAGATTCCACTTATAAATATTATTATGATTTAATGGACCAGAACGAATTAAGACGAGTTCATAATAAGACGGATACTGAAATTCCAAAAATAGAAGAATCTATAAAATCTATATATAATTACATCAAAGATTTAGAATCTAAGAGAGATGATAACATAAATAAGGCTAAAAAGGCGTTTATTGAAAGTGAAGCGTATCGTGATCGTCTTATTGAACGAAGAAGAGAGAATCCAAAGTAAATTTAGTATTTAAATATGTTGCTATATATAAAACAAAGTATGGGTTGCGATTATTATACGTGGATAGAGACTATCATCGTATATAAAGATTTATCTGGCGCTACTCGTCGGTTTGTGGAGCAGGGGGAAAAACAGCGATGTTACGAAGAATTGGACGATATTGACACCGATTTCAAAGTTCCGCCAACTACAGGACAAATACTCGCCGAAGAGATTCGGGTTTACGGAAAAAAGATAATGTACGCAGAAGGAAAGTGGTTGTGCCATCTCAATGGCAAAAACCGCATTCGTGACTTATGCGCAGCCGAAAAACTTCCGTTTGACGGAATTATAGAGGTGTTTAAGCAGATGGCCGGGCGAGTCGCTTAACGACGACGATGACGTCTAGTACGACGACCACGTCCACCCTTCCAATTCTGTATCTTATTCATCGCGCTTCGTGGATACCATTCGCCAATTGATAAATTGCTTCCGTTACTAGAAGCTCTCTCAAGATTTGAGACGTTTGATACAGTGCTATTAGAACGACCCTCCCAATTGAGTTTAACGGTGTTATTTACAACGCCAGTAGGCAACAATTGTTTTAATTTTTGGACGTAGTAATTGAACATAAATGGCACAAAATAGTAAAGCTCCTCCTTCATTTGTCCATACTCCTGGGTAGGTGGTAAAAAGGCAATATCCTGTAAAAACTGGTTTCTCTGTCCCATCGCCTGTTCCACAAATCCTTCAATACGAGTTACGTACTCTTCGGGCGTCTCGTTGACAGGATTGTATGGCTTGGAAAGAACGATTTCGAACAATCTACGAGAACCGTCAATATTACGCACTATTTGAGAGGCGAAACGGTCACCCTTATAATCGGCTAAAATCTGTTTAAAACGAGTAAATTTAGCACACTGGCTTCCTTCGCTTCCTAAATTACTATTACGGATAGGCTTGGGTCCCATACATGAACTAAATTTTAAGGTACGAGCGACTTTGCGACTCAAATTGGCTAAACGATTACTCATAGATGACATCTCCTAATATTTGTCTTGGTTTAAAATTAAATTGCGGGAAAAAGCATATACATGGATTCTCCCATGCCTTATACAACAGAAGAACTCAATCAACTCGCTGAAGCATCACGAGCCGCTCGCAATCGTCAAGACTGTGGTAGTATTCGCATGTACGGAATTCAGGCCATGGTAGAAGATGAAATGCACAATATGAGCAAAGAGGAACTTCTCGGGGCACATAAAGTTCTCGGCGTCTTAACTTCACGTTTGAACAAGATATACTTTGACGATAAGGTGGACTTTGACCGCAAGGCACTCGTTAAAACGATTGAAGAACTCTGGGAAATTTCGTGTGAAATTAAAATGCACAAATTTCCTGATACTCCATCACCTCCACCATCAGGTAAATAATCTTGTTGTTGTATTTTGATTGAATAGAAACTATTAAATATTTTCTATTCAAAAACCGTTGTATCTAATTGATTATGCGTTAGGTCTCGCCAACGAACTTTCAAGAGGATCAGGTGATAATTTAGTTGGCACCGGTTCGTCAGGTTTTGGCTGTGTTAATTTACCATTTGTGCGTGCGACGGACGATTCGGTGGACACTCCTCGTCCTAGATTAACAATATCCAAAAGTGCCTTCTTGTACTCCATTTCAACCGAAAAATAATGCTCTGCCAACAATGTACGTCCCTCTTTGATAAGAATATCCAGTGCCTCCTGAGCGCCGTTTGTATTCGTAACAAATATAGGATTTAGACGAATGCTAAAACCCTGTTTGTATCCAAGTTGTTTTAATGAAAGAATCTTACGAATGAATTTAACGACATTTTGTAAGTGCGCATCATACATGGTATGTAATTTTTGATGGGCCTGTGTCAACACATTTATATAGGCAGGAATATTAATTGGGCGTACACCTGATGTAACTGTTCCACAGAAGGCAGGTGCTATTTTTCTTGGTTCAATAAATGCTAATTGAGAAAACTCTCTTGGCAATTCAGCACTATTCTGTACGGAAGGACGGGCAATATCGTTCTTTAAGAATCCTGATACTGTTCCGCGCAATTCTTCCGTCGCATCAATGCTTTTTGTACCACCTGGCTGATCGTAATACAATGATTGTAAAAGGGAGTATGGAACAGTGGCAGTCATCAACCCACGCCAATAATCGTTACAGAACAAAGTATCTAATATACCTTTATCAAAACCAGATGCTAAAAGGAAGGCTCTGTAAATAGCAGGCGAAGTGATATCTTCTCGGCTCTTACCTCTATCCACAATCGCATTTTGATAATCGGCGAGAATGGCATATGTAGTAGAATCCAAGTTGGAAAATGGGGTAAATTTGTTCTTCGCCAAAGTAGCAAGGACCGCTGGGTTTTCTAACAAATATCGCTTCTTCTCGCGATTGAGTATATTGCCTACACGGCTGGCGAATGACATTGGACTCACCGTAGTACCAACGGCAAATGTATTACCGAATTCGTCCATATCAAAATCTAATGAATTATCGCATGTTCCTGATTCAGGGCAAGTGATTGAGGTTAGAGTTACACGGAACTGAATGGCACCACCACGATGGGCGCGTCGGCGTGTGGTTTTACGACCTTTACGTTGACGTCTGCGACTACTAGAACTGCCTGAAGTGCTAATTCTATTACTTAATGTGTTTAGAGGATTAAGGCGATTTAAGCTACTTGAGTTTGAAGGAGCATTTGATAAGGCTCTAGGAGGTTGAATTCTTGGAGCTTGGAGTACTTGGGTCCGCACTGGTGCCGCTGCTGGATATGGGGCTGGCGCTGGTGCTGCTGGATATGGTGCTGGCACTGGTGCCGGTGCCGGTGTAGGATTTGGTGGAAGGTATTGGGAAGGAACGGTTGGAGCATAGACCAGTGGAGTAATTTTAATTTTTAATACGCCTGTATCATTCCCAGCTTGTGGCTGGTATACAATTCCTTTATCCGCATCAATCACAACCGAAGTCTCTGCCCCAAAATAGTACAACTGACGATTATCATTTTCTACCTTCTTGAGATTTCCACTGTTCAAAAATGGAGACAATGTGCTAATAAGAATTGGTTCGCCACGAACTCCCTGATCCACTAAATTTTTAAAACGTTCATTGACTCCAGTAGGTCTAGTATTTGTGGTTGTTGTTGATGTTAAACTCTTGAACATATCTGGCTGATAAGCAACGCTGGCAACTAACGAAGAGATAAGTAAAATCATTCGTACAATAAAAAAAGCAAATTGTCTACAATACTCAGCACGGTCTGTGTCACTGGCTGCGATTGTGCCGTATCTCTGTTTTGAAACAAATCCTACAGGTGTCTTTTCACTTTTATTAAGAGGTACCGGGAACGATAAAGTTGTAAACTCTTTTTCCAACTTATTTTTAATTATAATTATAAGTGACTGACAACCTTTGTCGGTAGAAAGGAGGTCCGCTAAATCGTAAAGATTATTATCACTCATCAACATTGTTACAAGATCCGATAGTGTATTAAGAGCGAATTTCTGCGACTGACGTAATTTGAAAGTACCATAAGATTCTAAATCCTCTGGTTTCGCACTCTGAGGCACGGAGACTTTACCTCCCATTCTATTTAGGGCGATGACTTTTCGGTGCTGGCAGGAAATAGTACTCCACGCCACGATTCAATACGTTTGAGACATTTATGAAGAGTGGCGACCGAAATGCTACAAACTTTGGCGACTTCAGCGTTCGTCTTATCCAATCCCAGCCGTTCGCAGGTGAGAGCCAGCGCACTAGCCGCCAACGACGATGGAGTAGTTTCAGGACAGACACCCAATTCATCAATCATATTTCCAATCTTCGTTGCTTGGTCCACAATCTCGTTGTGAAGAAGTCGTGGAGTTTCCAACTTATAAATCGCCGGTTCCAAGTAATGGCGGAAATGGGTAGAGGGAGTTTCCACTTTCTTTTCGGCCGCCGGTGTGGCATGTAAATGTTCCTCCAAGAGACCCGAAAACTGTTTAACACCACGAGTAATGAGTTTTGCGTCAATCTGGAAGATATCGGCGATTTCCACGGGGCGACGAGGTGTATCGTGGCGTTTCAAGCTTTCAAAGAGACACGCCGCCAACAGCGCATCTTTCTGCTGTCCGCGACAGATACAACGGGTACTCACCTGTGCGTACAACTGTTTCGTCTCTTCCACAATCGCCATAGAGATACCGGCATTGTTTGCCCGTACCTGAAGCATTTCAAAGATGGTCCAAAGTGTGCGCTCACGATACGGCATGATGTTCCATAGATGGTATTGACGAATGCGGCGCATCGCCTTAGAATCGCCGGGTCGCGTCAAGATACGTGTGCCGAGGGACGATTCAGGGAGGAGAGGATTGAGCGGATTGCCGACTCGCGTTGGATCCGGACTGCGGTCCTCGGATCCAAACCAGCGATATTCCGCCGATGAATCCAATTGAAACCCCATGTGGTTTCCACATTTTGTACAAATAACCTCTTCATTGTGCGTTAAAATCCATAAACCAGTATCACAATCGTCGCAATGAAATCCGTCTGTCATTTCAGGTGTAACCGGCGGCTCTTCAGCAAACTGCTCCACAGCCTTCGTCCAATCTGTTCCACCGAGTAAATCCAAATCTTCGTTGCTTGTTTTCGTCACACAGGATGAGACTCCAGGAAATAGAAGTGAAGGCATCCTAAACGAATAAGTTGTATGTAGAAGGGTGATTCTGGGGGCTCATCATTTTTTATCTTTTTCCGCAGAACGCACACCAATTAATTTTCTGTGAACATACTTAATAAAATATTATGATTTATTAAGGATGTCCATTGGGCCGTATTACGACTACTCCAACGAGTTGCTCTATCCCTCCGAAATTGGGATTCGTCGTGATGGTGATATTTTCAACGGGCCAGGACAAGTTTTAAGAAATGTTGCCGGCGTTCAATACTACGTGGACTCCATGGCATTCGGCACACCAACCAAAAGTATTATGGGAAACGGACCCGACTTTCCTCAATCACCACTCGGTCTAAATTACTTTTTCAACACCGGTCTCCAATGCTCCAACGGCGCCGATATGTATCAATATATGAGCACGATTCCGTCAGGACTTCCAGGGGGCATGGGAAATGGACTCAAAGAAAAACTCGGTGCCAACCTCCAGGGTCTCGCCCCAGGTGCCCTTCAAGATACGTTTGAGGGATTGAATCCCGTACCAATGTTAAACGCCGTTATGGGAACAGGATATGCGAAATGTAAATTGATGGAGGCACCGGTAGGTAACGCCGACGGTCAACTCTCCTCCCGTTTTCCAAAAGTTATTTACAACGATGATCCAACCGGCAGCGATGACCCACCCAAAGAGGAACCAAACGTCTGGGTCAACCCATCAACCGAAAAGGTGTACTACAAAAACCTCCCACCAAGTTCAAGCGTATATGTCCCAAATGGACCACAGCCACATGTACGCCGTTGGGTCTTTGATAAATGGATTAGCCAGGACGAATATTACTGGACACAGGAACAGTTGAAAAAGATGGGGAGACTTTACACTTCCGCCGACCTCCCCGACCAGAATACACCACCAGACCCACCTATTCCACCAAAACCGACCGCCAATATGTTCAAAGCGGCACTTCAAGACATGGGTACCGAGGGATTCTCGCCAAACCTGAAATCCCAACAAATTACAGCCGGTCTATTATTTGCCGGATTGTTCATCGGTCTCGTCGCCTTTACATCGCTACGAAAGTAATTTCAGTCGCCCACTGTAAGGAGAATGGATATTCAGGGTGGTTTAGATATGTTTGCCGGCGGAGTCACGTCGGCAGAAAACCAGTTTAATACAGTATTCAAGCAGCCAACGGCCGTTATGAACTACTTGCCCGATGCGAGTGCGCTTCTCGGTCCCGTTTACGATTATTCTGGCGAATTGAAAGCGCCGAGCGACATCGGTATTCGTATGGGAGACGGTTCGCTTGATGGAATTATTCGCGCAGCGGCGGGTGTTGATTACTATGCGGGCTCCCTAGGCTACGGACGGTCGGTTGGAATTTCGGCGGACCAGGATGGCATGGGTCAGTCGCCACTCGGTGTCAACTACTTCCTCAAGGTCGCTGATGCTAGATTGGGTGCCGCCTGTAGCAACGGAGCGAGTATGTATGAATATGTGAGCACCATCCCTACTGGCATTCCAGGTCGTCTCGGTGATAAACTCGCCCAAGAGATGGGCGGTATCCGTCTTCAGGGCTTGGCGCCAGGAATCGTCAACGATGCCACTGCCGCCCTCAATCCTGCTCCGCTGTTCTCCGCCGCAATCGGCTCTGGCTTCCCACAATGTAAACAGATGACGGCGCCAGTTGGTGATGCCGAAGGTCGTCTACGCTCAAAAAATGCGAATGTGACCCGTCCGTGGATTGATGCCACCAAAGAGAAACTAACTCTGGGTGGAGATGGCAAATACTACGCAACACACTGGGTGTTTGATAAATGGATTTCGGCCGACGAGTACGACAGCACGAAGAAAACGTATCCAATTAAAGACGCCGCAGGCAACGTCATAGAAGATTTTGTTGCCGGTCCAGTCGGTGTCTCACGTTTCGGCGCCGGTGTGCTCTTTGCCGCTCTTTTCGTCGGTATAGTATTGTTCACTGCCGTGAGAAAATGAGGAGCCAAAGTAAGAGGCCATGGGCGATTTTTCAAATCAGTTCCAGCAATTTACACCTGATACGAAGGACCTTTTAGGACCAACCTACGATTATTCGGCCGAAATAAATACACCTGGCGATGTCGGCGTCCATTTCGGCGACGGTTCAATTGACGGAATCATGGGCGGTGTCACCGGTGTCAATTACTACAGCGACATCATCGGCTACGGTGAGACCGAGGGGCTGGCACAAGGCGCTGGACTTCGTCTCACGCCAATGGGTCTGCGATTCTTCATCAAATCTGGTGCCACTTGTTCGAACGGCCAGGATATGTATGAATACGTTGACACCCTTCCACACGGCATCCCAGGTCGTCTTGGAAACGAGATTGAGAGCACACTAGGGGTACATCTACGTGGTTTAGCACCCGGTATATTTGAAGACGCCGGCAAGGCACTCAATCCAGCACCAATGTTCAACTCTATGATGAATTCAGGATACGCCCGTTGCCGTAAGGTCACCCTGCCGGTGGGTGATGCGGAAGGAAATATACGTAGTAAAATAACGGGCGAGTTTTGGATTGACCCATCCAAAGAACGCATTGTGAGTGGGGCTGACGGCAAACCGGCAGCGAGTCATTGGATTTTTGATTCGTGGGTGAGCGCCGACCAATATGCGGCAGACCAAAAAGTGGAGGGATTTCGTAGCGGCCTGAGTCAATCCAAATTGGTGGCCGGCGCCCTTTTTGCGGCACTTTTCATCGGTCTAGTCGCCTTTACCTCCCACAAATAACCTGGATTTCTAACATTATAAAAAACAAATTTGTTATACTTAGTTAATAACTATAACAAATGGGACAATATTACTACGGTGTTTATCTTGACGTAAGCGGTGCTGTGGTAGGTTGGATGTGCCCGTTTTTCGCCGGTATGAAACTAATGGAGCATTCTTACATTGGAAATGAGTTTGTAAGTACATTTGAATGGGAACTTACGCCCGAGGGATGCTTTCATAAATCGTCGGTGGTTTGGACCGGGGATTACGCCGACTTAGAACCGGACAAAAAGCGGAATTTATATCATATCTGTAAAAATTCAAAAGAGTTGGAAATCGTCGGCGGTGCGGACATCAAAAGTACAATCAATTATCAGTACCTGGTAAATCACACAACTCGGCAGTTTGTAAATAAATCAAAAATTCCAAAAGATAGTGACGGTTTACGAATTCATCCATTGCCGCTTCTCACTTGCGAAGGGAACAAACGGGGTGGTGGTGACTTTTACGGGGAGTCTACCTTGATTGGGTCCTGGGCACGGGATGTCATTTCGGCAGAAAAGTCGGCGCCAGAAGGATTTACAGAATTAGCCTTTGATGTGCGAGAGGATTAAAGTACTGTCTTGACTGCCGCCGCCTGCTCTGGCATGAGTGCCGCCTCGTTCGCAATCGCGCGCAGACGAGAATCGGGTAAAATGCGTGAACAGATAGACATTGATTCCAACTCCTGTAAGAAGAGCTTATAGGCGTAGGGAACACGAATCTGGGCAAAATCGGTGACCGATTCACACGAAGTACATTTGAAGATTCCCGCTTTAGGATTCACTTGACCCAGGAGACCGCACGACTTACAAACGAAACATTGGAAGTTATCCGATTTCTCCATCATAATCTCTTTGAGGAATTCACTGGCACCGTGGGCCACCATACAATCTCGTTCCATTTCACCAAATCGCAGACCGCCATCACGAGCACGACCTTCTGCAGGCTGTCGGGTGAGCATCACGAGCGGACCTGACGAACGAGAATGAATCTTATCTTCAACCATATGTTTGAGACGCTGGTAGAAGATGGGACCCATAAAGATATTCGTCTTCATCTGTTTGCCCGTTGTTCCACAATACATCACTTCGTTCGTATGAGGTTCAAGTCCAAGGTCGTCACGGAGCATTTTTGAAAGTCCGTCAACTGACACATCGGTGAAAGGGGAGCCATCGCCAACTGCGCCGATTTCGCATCCAACTCGTCCCATAAGTGTTTCCATCAAGTGTGCGATTGTCATACGAGAAGGAATACAATGGGGATTAATGATAATATCTGGCACGATGCCACTGGCGGTTTGAGGCATATCTTCAGGTTCTAAAATCATTCCAACCGTTCCCTTCTGTCCGTGGCGAGAACAGAACTTATCTCCAATTGTTGGAATACGCTCCGATCGTACGCGAATCTTGACGAACGAGAATCCTTCACCGTTTCGGCCACGATAAATCTTATCCACAAATCCCGTTTCGTTGTTACGCAACATCTTTGAGGCATCTCGGTATCGTTTGCCACCGACCGCTTCTACCGCCGCCGCTGCGGCCGCTGCGCTCATTGAGGCGAGAGATGAATGGGAGACACCGGCCGCCATCGCCCCTTCCACTGCTCGCAACCGAATAGGAACAACTTTGCCAATCAAGATATCATCGTTATCAACGTAGGTGTTTTCAGGAATAATTCCGTCCGCCGCCAACTTTTCGTAATTTGCCAACTTGATGTGTTTGGTGAGGCTGGGGTCGGGCTTACAGAATCGCTCCTCTTCACCACTTGCCTGATTCTTCTTCTCTTCATCTTTGTACGTTCGGTAGAAGATGGAACGGAAGAGACCACGG